TTGAATTAATTTGTTTTGACCTCGTATCGTCACCGTCAACGCCAGGAGCATATCTATATTTGAATGCCGAAGATAGACCAAGATATGAAGAAAAACTTTCTGAGCATGAAAATGTTTATTCAGATGGTGGAAATGGTTTACAAAAATCTGTTGACTTAATGAAAAGATTATCCGATTATTTGGATAAATAAAAAAAATTAAAAAATGGACGAAAAATATTTTATCGCAAGAATTACAACCGACATGGTTGATGACAACACAGGAAAAATTAAAAAAATTAAAGAAGAAAAATTAGTTAAAGGTTTTTCACCAACAGATGTTGAGGCTAAAGTAACTAAGGCTTATGAGACATACTCTATGGATTGGCGAATTACGGCAATCGTTGAAAGTAAAATTGATGAGGTTATAGAGTAAAAAATTAAATAACTTATTTACAAGGGAACACTAAAAATGTTCCCTTTTTTTGTTTATTAAGACCAAAAAATATTTTTTTTCAAATATCTGCATATTTATTTATAAAATAAACTAAATACGCATTTTAAAAAAATGAATTTTAACACAAATGATTCAGTAGTTGAAAAAACATTATTACAAATAAAAACTATTGAAGAAGCTATTAGTGAAAACGCAAAAGGAATACTTGCTTCTACCATGAAGGAAGAAATCAGTGAGTTAGTAAGGGAGTCGTTAAAAACTCCGAAGAAAAAAAATGTACGCGAACAAGGAGAAGATGCTGACGCAGCACAACCACAAGTCGATGACGAAGTAGAAGGTACAGAAATAGATGTAGATACTGAAATAAATCCTGAAGGCGATGAAACTGAAGTTTCAACTGAAATGGGTGTTGAAGTCCCTACAGATAACGTAGAAATGCCGCCATTAGACATGTCGAAAGCACCTATGAAAGATGTTATGAAAGTATTCAAAGCTATGGGTGACGAAGACGGTATTATCGTTGTAAAGGACGGTGAAAATATTCATTTGACCGATACTAACGCTGATACTGAGTACATGATTAATATGGGTAGCGGTTCAGATGAAATAGACGCAACATATATGGATACAACAAATGAAAGCGTTGTTTATGAATTAGTCTACGAACAAGACGAGATGGGTGAGTCATACGATGATATGATGGAAATGGATGATGAAGATTTAGATGAATCATACGATGACATGATGGAAATGGATGATGAAACTATGTATGAAATCCAATACGATGAAGAGAATGAAGACATGGACCCTATGATGGAAGAAAGAATGAAACCTGTTGGAATTGGTTTTGGTAAGAGAAGAGACGGAATGTCAAAATCTTCTGTTAACAATAAAGGTTTCAAAGACAGTAATAAAGGAGGTCTTAAATCAGAAAAAAGAGGAAAAGGACCTAAATTTTCTTTTGGGAAAATCAAACATGGAGTTACCGAATCTGAAATGGATGAAATGGATGAATATACTGAAGGTTGGATGGATGAAACCAACATGATGGATTCTGAAATGACAGAAATGGATTACATGGAAATGGATTCTGAATTTGGAGGAAACAAACACGATTATAAAAGACGAGGAGGTCACAAAATCGGAGATGTTGGAGGTCATTACAAGGATTATGAAATGATGGAAATGGATGACGAAATGATGGAAATGGATGACGAAATGTCAGGCGAAACCACAGAAGCTTCTCGTAATTTAACTTATAGAAGAAGAGCTGAGAGAGACCGTGTTGCAGCACCAAGTCAATTGAGAAAAGAATCTTTCAACAAAGAATTAAATTTGTTAAGAGAAAAAAATGAAGAATACAAAAAAGCTTTGGACTTCTTTAGAAACAAATTGAATGAAGTTGCAATATTCAACTCTAATTTAGCTTATTCAACTAGATTGTTCACAGAACATTCAACAACAAAACAAGAAAAAATAAATATTCTTAGAAGATTTGACAATGTTGAGTCTTTAAAAGAATCTAAGTCTCTTTACAAATCAATCAAATCAGAACTTGAAGGTACTTCAAAATCTAACAAAGTTGTTAAAGAATCAGTAGAATCAAAAATTACAAAAACAGCATCTACTGGTTCAGCAACAAATTTGATTGAAAATAAAACTTATGAGAATCCTCAATTCATGAGAATGAAGGATTTGATGTTAAAAATAAAATAAAAAAATAAACCTACATTTAAAAATTAAAAAATGGGAGCATTATTAGAATCAGGTCTTGTTGGTAACATTGGTTTGAAACACCTAAAAGTTATCAAAGAAGATACAATTAACAAATGGGATAGATTAGGATTCCTAGACGGTCTTAAAGGACACATCAAAGAGAACATGGCACAGTTATATGAAAACCAAGCGTCTCACTTAATCAACGAAGCTGCGTCTACTGATAGCACAGGTTCTTTTGAAACTGTAGTTTTTCCTATCGTAAGACGTGTTTTCTCTAAATTGTTAGCTAACGACATCGTGTCTGTACAAGCTATGAACTTACCAATTGGTAAATTGTTTTACTTTATCCCTAAAATCCAAGGTTATAATGGTAATGACCATTATGCTCCGTTTGGTTCACCAAACGGCCCAGCTAATCCAAACACAGGATATGGTGCTGGTACAACTTATGGTAATACAAACCTTTACGACCAATTTTATGAAGGAAACGAACCTACATTAGACCCTGCTGGTCTTTTTGACTACTCAAAAGGTACTTATAGTGCTATTACTTCTTCAGCAGTTGGTACTGTTGCTTGGTCTAGTGGTATTTTAGTTTCTTCAGCGTATACTGCAGGTGAATACAGAAAAGTGTTAATTGGACTTTCTGGATTTACTTCAGGTGGTGCTGGTAAATTAATTGGTCCTGATGGTCAAGAAATGGATAATGAAGCATTTCTTTCTGACTTACAAGTTAATGCGGTTACTACTGCAGGTGGGGCATTCTCAGGTTTAGGTTCTACTGACTTATTATTTAGAGTTGTTACACAAAAATACGGTAAAGGTATTGTACAATATGGTACACAAACGCAAACATCATTCCCAGCTACTGGAAACGGAGGTGCGTATGATAATCTTTGTTCGCAAGACGGTATCATCTACTTAGAAATTGATGTCCAATCACCAGCTTCTATTGGTGCTAATAGTTTGGATGGTTACACAGGATTTACAACAACAATTGCAGGTTCTGGTCTAGCAGGAACACAATTTACTTGTACTTATAGAATCTACAAAGAATTAGAGTTCGAAGACAAAATTGGTGAAGTTTCTTTTGACCTTGAGTCAGTTACTGTATCTGTAACAGAAAGAAAACTAAGAGCACAATGGTCTCCTGAATTGGCACAAGACGTTTCTGCATTCCATAACATCGATGCTGAAGCTGAATTAACAGCTTTATTATCTGAGCAAGTGGCAGCAGAAATCGACCGTGAAATTTTACGTGACTTACGTAAAGGTGCAGCTTGGACATTACGTTGGGATTACAATGGATGGAAAAGAGGAACTACCGCTAATCCATTAACTCAGTACACTCAAAAAGATTGGAACCAAACTTTGATTACTGCAATTAACCAATTGTCAGCACAAATCCACAAGTTAACACTTCGTGGTGGAGCTAACTGGATTGTTGTTTCTTCTGAGGTTTCGGCTATTTTTGACGATTTAGAATACTTCCACGTATCTAACGCGGCTCCTGAGCAAGACCAATACAACATGGGTATTGAAAGAGTAGGTACTTTATCTGGTCGTTACCAAGTATATCGTGACCCTTACTTCCCACCAAACACAATTTTGTTGGGTCATAAAGGTTCTTCATTGTTAGATACTGGTTACGTTTACGCACCATATGTACCTCTACAATTAACACCTACAATGTACAATCCATTCAACTTTACACCTATCAAAGGTATTATGACAAGATACGCTAAGAAAATGGTTAACAACCGTTTCTACGGACGTATCACTGTTGACGGAGTACGTACATTTGATTTAAGAGAATTGAGATAATCAATTAAAAGTTAATAAGAAAAAAGGTCAGAGAAATCTGACCTTTTTTATTTTATTGATATTTATTGTAATATGAATATAGATACAATCGTAAAAAAAATATTGTCTGAGGCCACAACTACAAAAGGTAGAGGTAGTTATGTATCCCCATGGGTTCCCGCATTAAAAGAGTTTGAAAAAAATGTTAACGGTCCATTTACAGAACCTGCAAATTCATATGATGACCCACTTTTAGACTATGATATTATGGACGGTAGTTGGACGTATAACAAAAAAACAAGAGACAAGTTAGAAAAAAGAGCTAACAAAATAAAAAAATATTTAAAGTCAAATCCTGATAGTTTTGGTGCGGACGATGAGGGGAGCATACTTAACGCCATACCTAAAAATATTTTTAATACTAAACCAATAAAAAATTTTAACCCAAAAAAAACAGTAACTAAGTTAAGTGAGTGGACAGAATTAAATAAAATTCCCCTCAACGAAGATTTAGCAGTTTGGTTTGGTACGAAAAAAAAACCAAAAGGTTCCAAACAACCAAAAGGACCATGGGTTAATATATGTAGAAAAGTTGACGGAAAACATCCACCCTGTGGTAGACCCGATGCAAGTAGTAAATCATATCCTAAATGTAGGGCTGCGGGTGTTGCAGGAAAAATGAGTGATTCCGCTAAAAAAGCGGCATGTGCACAAAAAAGAAGAGCCGAGAAAAAAGATACTCAAACAGGTAAAGGTCAAAAACCTGTAATGACTTCATACAAACCAAAAAAGAAAAGGACCCAAAATGAGTCCTTAGAAAAAATTATAAAAAATATTTTAAGCTCACTTTAACAGTAAGCTCCTGAACAATGTCTTTTACCATCAAGACCTTTTATTTTACCTTTACATACTTGGACAGCATGGCCATTACTATAAGCTGAGGGGTACACGTCATACTTTGCCTTTGCAGATGCCTTACCACGAGCACATAATTTAGTACCTGTTTTTTTTCTACCTTCCGCCATCATCATATCTTTATTATCGACATTAGACATGTAAGTACCTTCTTCTTTCGATTCATTCATTAAAAAATCAAAAACTTGGTCCATATTGTTTTTTGCTTCAGAGATATGGTATTGAGCCCAATCATGACCATTTTCTAAAATTTCTTCAATCATGTCA